ATTTATCACGTTGCGCGTTCAAATGAAAATCTAAGAGGGTGGGTCTAATGACAACTTTGGCAGCAAACTATGTTTTCTCACCCTTGTCGGGTTTGTGGTCTTCATTCGATCGTTTCATCCAAGTGGTGGGATACTCGAGAGCGGCAGCGGAGCTCGCAAGGCTTGGTTATCAAGAGGAAGCGAAAGCGTGCATGATGGAAGTTGCCAGATTGCGTGACTAAATAACAAAAAATCAGAGGGCGGGAAATCGCCCTCTTAATCACACACACACAGGAGTCTATTATGACTAATAAAAATCCATTCGAAATCCGTGCAGACATCCTTGCTATGGCAAAGGACTATATGGATAAACAAGTAGAATTAAACACAGCTTTGTTTGCCCAGATGGTAGAAGCTGGTAAAAAAACTATTGAAGAAGTTCCAACAATGTACACAATGGAAGAGCTTCAAGAAAAAGCAAAGGAAATGTATTCCTTTGTATCTGATAAAAAATAATGAGTGAACAAACTAATTATTGCACAACCAAAGGCCTAGGCTGGGCGTTCTTGCTTATTACTATTATAATGGTGGGTTTGCCTATACTTGGCTCAGCTATTGCTTATCCAGATAACTGCAAACAATCTATTCTTATTCCTTGTATAGGTTTAGAATGACAAAAAATAAATTAAGGGCTTCGGCCCTTTTTTTTGTTTACAAAATCTTAAATTTATGATAGAATATACCAAACGGAGGTAATTCATTTGGAATTCTATACATCAGTAAATCGTTACGGCAATTCTATTTTGTACCGTGGCTATACCGCTAACGGTAGCTCTATTCAAAATAAAATTAAATTTGCTCCTACGTTATACCGTGCATCTCAAAACAAGTCTGAAATCAAGTCTTTGTTTGGCCATGACTTAGTACCTGTAAGAGGTATTAATAGTATGCGCGACGCTAAAGAATATGTTGAGCAATATAAAGATGTAAATGATGTTAGTATCTTTGGCACAACAAATTATATTCATCAGTTTATTACAGAAAAATTTCCAACTAATATTGATTTTAATATTAATCATATTAATGTTGTAAACTTTGATATTGAGGTGGCTTCAGACGACGGGTTTCCAACGCCAGAAGAAGCAGCTTATCCAATTATTTCTATTGCTCTAAAATCTAGTAAGTCTTCAATCTACCAGGTCTGGGGATTAGATTCGTATGATCCAGCCAAGTGCGATATTGATTTATATGGTGATCAAATTCAATATCACCATTGCAATTCTGAAGAGGAATTGCTAGCAAAGTTTCTTGGCTATTGGACTAAAAACTATCCTGACGTAATTACTGGTTGGAACTCTCGTTTCTTTGATATTCCATATCTTGTAAACCGTATTACATTGATTGGTTCAGAAACAGCTGCAAGACGCCTTTCACCTTGGAATATGGTAAATCCACGTGATGTAAAGAAAATGCAAAGGATCTTACCAGCATATGAAATTGTTGGAATCCAACAGGCAGATTATCTTGAATTATTTCAAAAGTTTGGTTACTCATATGGTGCTCAAGAATCTTATAAACTTGATCATATTGGTTATGTTGTTCTTGGCGATCGTAAGCTATCATATGAAGAACACGGTAATCTATATACTTTGTATAAAGAAGACCACCAAAAGTTTATTGACTATAACATTAAAGACGTCCAGCTAGTAGATCGTATTGACCAGAAAATGGGCCTTATTTCTTTGGCTTTAACTATGGCGTATAAAGGTGGCGTCAATATTAACGATACATTTGGCACTACTAATATTTGGGAATCAATTATCTATCGGCGACTATTAAGTAAGAATGTTATTTGTCCAGTCGATCAGATTAAAAAAGTTCCATACTCAGTTCTTGGCGCGGATGCTCGTGATGCAGCTGCGGGAAAACCCGGCAGCATTGCCGGTGGTTATGTAAAAGATCCACAGGTTGGCTCCCATGACTGGGTAGTATCATTTGATCTTAATTCTCTATATCCAAATATTATTGTTCAACAAAACATTTCACCTGAAACACTTGTTAAAGATTACACTATACGTTTTCCACAAGGTGTAGATTATTATCTTTCTGAACATGATCGTACAAAGCAAGTTAGTGATACGTATGCTCTCGCCTCATCTGGCGTGCCCTATGACCGGACAAACCAAGGTATTATTCCCGAATTGATTGTTGACTACTATGCTGAACGTTCAACTATTAAACGCCAAATGCTTGATGCGCAATCTGCATATGAGAAGACAAAAGATAAATCTCTTCTTTCTAAGATTAACCAAGCTGAAAACAATCAGATGGCCATTAAAATCTTGCTTAACTCTTTATATGGCGCTCTTGCTAATAAGTACTTTAAATATTTTGATAATGCACTGGCAGAATCTGTTACACTTACTGGCCAGACTGTTATCAAGTGGGCAGAGCAATGTATGAACAAAGCCATGAACGATATTACAAAAGCAAATAAAGATTATATCGTTGCGATTGATACTGATTCTATCTATGTCAATATGGGTCCTCTTATTGAAAAGTTTAAACCAAAAGATCCTGTTAAGTTTTTAGATAAAATATGTAAAGATCATTTTGAAAAAGTTATGGCAAAATCATATGATGAGTTTTTCTTTATCATGAATGGCTATACTCCTCGTATGGAAATGGCTCGAGAAGTTATTGCTGATCGTGGCATATGGACAGCAAAGAAAAGATATATTCTAAACGTACATAACTCTGAAGGTGTACAGTTTGCCGAGCCCAAACTCAAAATGATGGGTATTGAAGCTATTAAGTCTTCTACTCCTGAAGTAGTTCGCAATAAATTTAAAGAAGTGTTTAAAGTAATCATAAATAGTTCTGAATCTGAAACTCAAGCATTTATTGCTGATTTTAAACGAGAGTTTAATAGCTTACCACCAGAAGCAGTAGCATTCCCGCGTGGTGTAACAGCTCTAAACAAATGGAAAGATAGCAAACTGATATACACAAAAGGCACACCAATTCATGTTCGTGGATCTCTGCTATATAACAACCGGCTTAAACAATTAAATTTATCTAAACGTTATGAGTCAATCAAAACTGGTGAAAAGATCAAGTTTATTTACTTAAAAGTCCCGAATCCTACAAAAGAAAATGTTGTGTCATTTCCTGGGATTTTACCTAAAGAATTTGGTTTACATCAGTATGTAAACTATGATATAATGTTTGGGAAGACGTTTATTGAGCCGTTAAAGCCAATCCTTGATGCTATGGATTGGACACATGAACCGGTAGCAACCTTGGAGGAATTCTTTGCATAATGTATTCTTTGACTGTATTCACCAGTAGATTTGATAATAAAACAGATAAAAGATTTGATTTTGAAACATGGGATAAGTTTTCAAAGTTTTTCTTTAAATTGTCTGAAAGACCATTAGAAGGAAAAACTGATGCAGAACTTATATCACCAGCTGTTTATAATATTGGCACAACTAGGGCCAACAAGAACGTATTGGCTTGGTCAGGCTGGTGCGCTGTTGATGTTGATGATTGGACACCTGAAGGAGATTTGAATGATACCCTTATCGATAAGTTTGGCTTATGGGATTTCATTTGCTATAGTACTGCTTCTAGTTTGGAAAAACTACCCAAGTTCCGGCTTGTATTTAGACTTGATAGAAATATACAGCAAGATGAAATCAAGCACTTTTGGTGGGCCCTCAACACCGAACTTGACAGCATCGGAGATCGCCAAACTAAGGATCTCAGCAGAATGTATTATGTCCCTGCGAATTACAGTAGTGCTTTTAACTTTATTTTCCGGAATACTGGTATTCCTATTGATGTGGACGAGCTACTTGCTCGACATAAATACGATGATACAAGAGATTCCGGCAATTTTCTCGACCGTCTCCCAGATGAGTGGCGAAAACAAATAATTGAACATCGTAAAAGTTCATTAGAGAATACTGAGTATAGCTGGTCCGGTTATTATGATTGCCCATTTTGGCCAAAGAAACTGGCATCAGATTACACAACAATAAACAATACTGGTTGGTATCACAAAATGTATCAAATTATGATTGCTGTTGCTGGTAAAGCTGTAGAAAAAGGTTACCCTATTACATCAAAAGAAATCGAAGACCTATGTCGCGCTTTTGATAATGATCATGGTCGATGGTATGAAAATAGGGCTATTGAAAAAGAAGCAAATAATGCCCTGGAATACGTTTACAGAAATGGAGTGTTTTAATGTTACCAGATGAAATGGAAGCTGAAAAGAATCGAAAGATTATTGTGGCACAGGCCAATAGAATAGACTTACTTGAAAATAATGTGCATCAATTGCAAGAACAATTGCAATATGCTTATAAGCGAATCAATGAATTAAGCCCACCAAAGAAAAATACTCAAATTGATCGTAATTATCCTTGGGCGCCATACGATATAGGACATCGATAAAATGCAAAAATATCTTTTTGATGTAGATGGTACGCTAACGCCATCGCGCCAACGTATAGATCCTGAATTTGAATTATGGTTTAAAAAGTTTGTAACAAATATGGAAGTGTATATTGTTACTGGTTCAGACCGAGAAAAAACTATAGAACAATTAACGCCTGAGATTTATAATAATTGTCAGCGCGTATATCAATGTTCTGGTAATGACGTATGGGAGCAGGATAAACATATTCGATCTAACCATTGGGATATGCCAAATAATGTTCGTGCAGATTTAGAGATTATTTTAAAAGAATCAAAATTTTACCATAAAACTGGAACGCATTTTGATGAGCGTCCAGGCCTTGTAAATTTTTCAATTGTTGGTCGAGGATGCAATTTAGAACAACGTAGTATGTATAAACAGTGGGATGAGCATAAAAACGAACGTGCATCTATTGCAGATAAAATGTCTAAAAAATATCCAGATATTAAATTTGAAATTGCTGGAGAAACAGGCATAGATATTACACCACCTGGAGGCGATAAGTCTCAAATTTTAAAAGACTTTGACATAAGCAACGACGAAATTTATTTCTTTGGTGACAACTGCGAACTTGGTGGTAATGATCATTCACTATATAATAAGCTACACATTTATGGCGGATTAGTTTATCATGTAAAAGATTGGAAAGAAACATGGAACATTCTAAAAGGACAGTAGGTCTTACTGCATCTACATTTGATTTGCTACACGCTGGTCATTGCTCGATGCTTCGTGAAGCAAAAGAACATTGTGATTATTTGATTTGTGCTTTACAAGTAGACCCATCTGCAGATAGAAAAGACAAAAACTCACCAGTTCAAACATTAGTTGAGCGTTGGATGCAATTGCAAAGCGTGAAATATGTTGATGAAATTATTCCATATCAAACTGAAGAAGATCTAAAAGATATTTTACAAATGTTTGATTTAGATTTACGTATCATTGGCCAAGAATATAAATCAATGAAGTTTACTGGGCGGGATATTTGTTCCCAGCGTAATATTGAAATTTATTATAATAAAAGAGATCACAGATTTTCTACATCTGATCTACGTAAACGAGTTTATGAAACGGAGAAAACTAAATGAAAATGTTAATCATTGGCCATGGTTTTGTAGGTCAGGCTGTCGATTATGGTTTCCAACATCCAGATATTGAAAAAACTATTATTGATCCAAAATATGGAACAACAATAGATGATATTGACCAAACAAAATATAGTGTAGCTTTTATTTGTGTACCTACACCAATGGGCAAGGACGGCACTGTAGATTATTCTATAGTAAGAAATGTTCTTAGCAAATTGTCAGATAATATGATTATTATTATAAAATCAACTATTACTCCAGACTTTTTTGATTTGTATAGTAATGCAGAGTTTTTAGTTTACAATCCGGAATTTTTAACTGAGAAATCAGCAAAAGAAGATTTCGTAAATCCTCCTTTCCATATCTTAGGCGGTTCAGATTTTTCTACTAGTTATGTAAAAAAACTATATGACAATTATAGTTTGTGTAATCCTTGTCCGGTATTTAAAGTAAGCCACAAAGAAGCAAGTTTAATTAAATATGGCATCAATAATTTCTTATCTCTGAAAGTTACATTCTTCAATCAGCTATATGACTTAGCTCAAAAAGAAGGTGTAAACTTTAATAAGATTTCTCGTGCCATTGGATCTGATCCACGGATTGGTCAATCACATACTAAGGTTCCAGGATTTGATAGTAAACAAGGTTATGGCGGAGCATGTTTCCCAAAAGACACTTCAGCACTATTTAATTACGATAACGGGTTTACAATTATTGAAGAATGTATTAGAATTAATAATAATTATAGATCTCAATACGAATTAGACGAAAGAGAGAAAGAACAAAATGTCAATTATGGACAAACTGAAGAAAAACAGTAAAATCAAAACCTCTGAAGTCCTCGCTGACTCTAAGTTTTTTACAGAAGTAGATATGACACCAACTGATGTGCCTATGATAAACGTAGCACTTTCAGGTTCAGTAGACGGAGGGTTAGCTCCCGGCTTAACAGTTTTAGCTGGGCCATCAAAACATTTTAAAACATCCTTTGCTCTTCTAATGGCTGGTGCATATCTTAAAAAATATCCAGAAGCTGTGATGCTATTTTATGATTCTGAATTTGGTTCGCCACAATCATACTTCGAACAATTTGATATTGATACATCTCGTATCTTGCATACACCTATTGCTAATGTAGAAGAACTTAAATTTGATTTAATTGGCCAGCTTGAAGCAATAGATAGAAATGATAAGGTAATTATTGTAATCGATTCTATCGGTAATCTAGCATCTAAGAAAGAATTAGATGACGCTATCAATGAAAAATCAGTTGCAGATATGTCACGTGCAAAAGCCTTAAAAGGTTTATTTCGCATGAGTACGCCATATCTTACAATGAAAAACATTCCTCTCATTGCTGTCAACCATACGTATATGGAGATTGGTTTATTTCCCAAGGCAGTTGTTGGTGGTGGTACTGGCATTTACTATAGTGCAGATAACATCTGGATTCTGGGTCGCCAGCAAGATAAGAAAGGCACAGAGATTCAAGGCTATCATTTTGTAATTAATGTAGAGAAAAGTCGTTACGTTAAAGAAAAATCTAAGATTCCTATTACAGTGTCTTGGGATGGCGGTGTTCGCAAATATTCCGGCTTGCTCGATTGTGCTCTTGCTGGTGGATATGCTACTAAGCCTTCAAATGGTTGGTATGCTCCGGTTGATCAAGCTACTGGAGAAGTTGGAGCTAAAGTTCGTCATGACAAAACTTTAGAAAAAGAATTTTGGACGCCAATTTTTGCAAATACAGACTTTAAAACTTTCCTAAATAAACAATATAGTATTGGACACCAATCCTTGGTGGACATGGAAGATATTGTTGAGGAAGCATGACTAAATTTAAAATGATTTATCCACCGGGAGGGAGCTCTTACGGATTTCCAAAGGCTATGCCTGTGCATATTAATCTAAAAACTCCTGACTTTGATAATTTCTTAAAAACTAATGGGTATCCATCCCATAAAATATCAATTGCAAATGAATTCAGTGAAACTTGGAGTGTTGACAGTAATGAAGGAAAACATAGATTATGAGTTAATTCCTATTGAGGATGCAGAGCATTGGAACGTCAGAATCAAGACGGGCGACTTTATTGAAACAGTTATTCAATTTGGCGCCCTGAAAGTAAATGATGATATAGACAGTATGACTTTTAATTTTGATATTGTCTATACACCAGATGATACACTAAATACCGAAAATATTGGTTTACAAAACCACGCTGGTATGATATTATCATCTATATTAGAATCAGCTATAGGTCACCCTCAAGAATGAATATTAATATTGAACAAACAGTTTTACGCAATGTTCTTACTAACGAAAAGTTTATGCGTAAAGTGTTACCTTTTATCAAACCCGAATACTTTGAAGGTGTGTATAGACAACTCTTTAAAGAGGTTGGAAAGTACGTTGCAAAGTATAATCGGCTACCAACTATGGAATCGTTTAAGATTGAAGTAGATCAATCAGATAGGTTTAATGACGAACAGTACCAACATGCTGTAGAAATTATACCAAATGTATTTACTTATGAAAAGGTAGACGATAAGTGGCTATTAGACACTACTGAAAAGTGGTGCCAAGACAGAGCCGTATATAATGCAATTATGGAATCCATTACCATTATTGATGGCAAACACCAAAGTCTTACTAAAAATGCTTTGCCGGATATTCTTACAAAAGCCCTAGCAGTTTCATTTGATACAAACATCGGGCATGACTATCTACAAGATGTCTCAAATCGCTACGATTTTTATCATGAGCAAGAAGAAAGAATACCGTTTGACCTTGACCGCTTTAATAGTATTACAAAAGGCGGGATTCCAAACAAAACTCTCAACGTGGCTCTTGCTGGTACTGGTGTCGGTAAATCTCTCTTTATGTGTCATGTTGCAGCCTCTGCCTTAACTCAAGGTAGAAATGTATTATACATAACTATGGAAATGAGTGAGGAACGCATTGCGGAAAGAATCGATGCAAACTTACTAGATGTTCCAATTGATCAGTTGGAGACTCTCTCTAAAGATATGCTTATGAATAAAGTATCGACAATTGCAGGTCGTACTAATGGAAAGCTGATTATTAAAGAGTATCCAACTGGTCAAGCACATGCTAACCATTTTCGTGCTCTATTAAATGAATTAAAGCTAAAAAAGAATTTTATTCCTGAAGTTATCTTTATAGATTACCTAAATATTTGTGCGTCTGCAAGAATGAAAGGTATGGGTGGAGCAATTAACTCTTATAGCTATATTAAAGCAATCGCTGAAGAAATTCGTGGTTTGGCTGTGGAATTTGATGTGCCAATTATGTCAGCTACACAAACAACTAGATCTGGATTTTCTAATTCGGATGTTGGTTTGGAAGATACTTCAGAATCATTTGGTTTGCCGGCAACGGCTGATCTAATGTTTGCTCTTATTTCTAATGAAGAACTAGCAGCAAATGGCCAAATTATGGTAAAGCAATTAAAGAATAGATACAACGATCCAAATATAAACAAGCGTTTTGTTGTAGCGGTGGATAGATCTAAAATGAGACTATTCGATGTAGATAATCCAGATGCTGGATTAGTTGATGATACTCCGACCTTTGATAAGTCGGAAGTAAATAAAAGATTTGAAGATTTTAAATTGGAGTAAATTATGCCTAAAGGTTTTACTAATGCAAAAAAGACTTCCATTGGTTGTCGTAATGTTAAAACATCATCTATGAACAAAAGCAAAAAGCGTTCATATAAAAAATATCGAGGTCAAGGTAAATAATGCATGTACGTCTCATCTCATACTCACAACCTTTTCCCCACGTACACTCAGGCGAACCAGGGATCATGGGACTCGACAACATCCAGGATCTCATCGCGTATTGTGCCCGTGTCTCGAATCCGACAAACCAAGCTAACACCAGAACAACTGCAAAGCTACTCGACTATCTTATCAAGCACAAGCACTGGTCACCATTCGAAATGGCATCAGCCTGTATCGAAATCACAACAACCCGTGACATCGCAAGACAGCTCCTCCGACATAGATCATTCTCATTTCAAGAGTTTTCTCAGCGGTATGCTGACATCCGCGATCTTGATGATAATTTTGTAATTCGAGACGCTCGTCTGCAAGATCCAAAGAACCGTCAAAACTCTATTGAGAATGACAGCAGTGATCTACAGGAACGATGGGCAGAGATGCAGGGTGACGTTATTGCTTGTGCCAAAGCCGCATACAATTGGGCGATTGACAACGGCATTGCTAAAGAGCAAGCGCGAGCAGTATTACCAGAAGGCAACACAGTCTCTCGGGTATATGTTAATGGTACTATTCGTAGCTGGATTCATTATATTGAATTACGCTCAGCAAATGGTACACAAAAAGAACATATGGAATTAGCCATAGAAATAGGAAAAGCAATTGGTCGAATTTATCCGGCCATACAAGATTTTACAGGAGGGTAAAATGGGTAGAGGAACACCAGATTTAAGTAGAGCAGGTAAAGTAGCATTTGCTTTTGAAGGAGAGTTTGGCGATAGTGCCACTGGAACTTTTAAAGAATACTTTGCTACTACAGCAGAAGCCGAAGCGTATGCCACGGAAAATGGACACACTCTTCTTCGAAAATCTCAGCATGATCGGCATGTAGGGATGGTGGAAGAAGATGATGGGTAAAAAACTTTCAACATACTGGTCAGATGTAGAAGCTGGAAAATATTGTGAGATTCACATCGATTTAAAAGAAGAATATTTTTATATAAAATATTTTGATGATACAGGCAATATGTTTTATAGTGAAGATCATAAAGGCAAATCTTTAAGATGGGCTGAAGATGCTGCAGAAAATTGGGCATTAGGAGTTAAGAAAATAGGTATGTTATATGGATGAAAAACATGTTATAATAGTTTCAGCTGACTCGGATGGCGAAATGTTTTTGGAATTTCCGGATGATATGATGGAAGATCTTGGTTGGCAAGTCGGAGATTTTATACAATGGTCTCCAAATGAAGATGGTTCTTGGACTCTTTCCAAAGATGGTAATATAATGGAAGCAGTTGATGGGCTGGTGGAAACAAACTAAATTATTAAGGAAAAAATATATGTCAGATAATTGGGTAAATGATATTGAAGATATGCACGATAAGTTTGGTGTACATGATTGGTTTCAAGCTAATCGTGGTGACAAAGATCTAATGCAAAAATATCTCATGTTTCGTATGCTTATGATTGGTGAAGAATACCAAGAGACGCTATCCGCTATTAATAATTCTGATGCAGAAGAAGTAGTTGATGGTCTTATTGATATGTGTGTATTTGCTATCGGTACTCTTGATGTTATGGGTGTCGATGCTAATAAAGCATGGAATGCTATTTACGAAGCTAATATGGCAAAGGAACCTGGTGTAAAACCTGGTCGGCCTAATCGTTTTGGATTACCCGATTTGCTAAAGCCTAGTGGTTGGACTCCTCCATCTCATGAAGGCAATCATGGCGATCTACCGAGTATCGTCTAATGAAAAACGAAGGTAAGAAGCTTTGGAAAAAGGTAAAGAAGATGGATCTAGGAAACCCAGTGATAACAGCCCTTGTTGGGCTGGTCATTTTTTATATTGGACTTAAGACATTCTCAGGTGGAATGAAATCTATGGGGAATATGGAACACCTTAACTGGTTTCTAGGTAGTCCAATCTATATGTTCTTCGGTGGAATAATCATGACATTGCTGTGGCAATCGTCTTCACTATCTACTACTGCTATTATTGCGCTAGTCGCTTCTGGTGCTTTACCTTTACCGGCCGCTATTGCTTGTGTGCTTGGTGCTAATATTGGTACGACAGGTACAATATGGTTAGCTGGTTTGTTTGTTTCCGATGGAATGCCAAGAGGCGATACGTTACGCATTGCAATGGCTCATACTGGAATGAACTTACTTATGGCTCTCATGCTACTACCTTTTGTTGGACGAATAGCGCAGTATTTATCTAGATTCGGATAAAAATTCTAAGCTATAAAAAACAAAAATAAAGTGGGCTTCTGCTCACTTTTTTGTTTACAATTGATTCGTAATAGTGTAAGATAATTATATCAAATGAAGGAATACTATATTATGGCTTATGTAACTTACACAAATCGCTCATCATCAGACTATCGTTTTACTTGTAAATCTCTTGATGATCCTGAGATTGCAAATCTTAAATCAATACTCGTTAAACAAAATGATTATATTAAACGTGCTCGTAAAAATTATGGCCGCATGAGTTTCTTTGGTCAACAACCCACAAAAGGCCTTCGTATTCGTCCTCGTGGTCCTCGTCTGTCTCAGTGGGCAAAAGATACGCCTTGGGAAAACGCTACTCACTATGACGTTTACATCCGGGATTATTCATAATGAATTTTACTGAGATGCTGAAAGGCAAATATCAATGGTCAACAAAGAATGGTGAAGAAATGTGCACACTTAGCGAAATAAGTAAACGCGCTAGCTACCTTGGATATTTTACAATTGAAGGTGGAAGAATGCCTTTCACTAAAGCTGAAGGTCTACGCCGTAAAGATGTAAAGGCCTTAGGCGATGTTGTTTATTTTATGTTTGTTGATAATGAACTTATGAAAATAGGCAAAGCAGGTGGAGCATCCGGATTTGCTTCACGCGCTGAAACATATAGTCGTGGCGTATATGGCGATGCAACAAACCGTAAAATATGGGATGTTATGAATTCACTAAATAAAGATAGAATTGAAGTTTTCTATGTACAATGTCCCAAACATGTGATAGAATACAATTGTCCATTAACCAACGACGTACTTACTGAAGAAGTAAGTACTCATAAAAATGTTGAAGTTCGATTAACTCAAAAATATCTTTCTGAAGATGAGAGTCGAGATCTTCCATTTTGTCACCAATTGAATTGAGGTATAATTATGCGTGAATCACTTAAAGTTTTACAAGAATGTGCTGAGTTGCAACAGCAAAAATCACGTGACTATCAAAATGATAAATCACGTATTGTCCAAGCTGATTACTATCCACGTGGTGTAGCTTCAATCATGGATATTATCAATGCTAAAACTCTTCGCCTTTGGTCAGTACTTGAAGCTATGGAAAATGACCCTGAGTACCAACCAAACTTTGAGTCTATGGAAGACTCATTTAAAGATCTAATTAACTATGCCAGCTTTGGCGTAGCATTCTGTCGTCGTAAAATTCCTGGCCAGAACCCTGACCGCGACTTTCTAAATCGTGAGATTCGTAATAATGAAACTGAATAATGTACAAGATGTCCGTCAATATTTTATTGATGAACTTAAAGACGAAGCATTTACTGTTGATAAAACTGGCCAAAAAACTATTGAGCTTATTGGTGCCAGCTTTATTGCAGATAAACCGGCCATTTTTGGCACAGTCAATCAAGAATATGTAGATGCTGAAATACAATGGTACGAAAAAAAGTCAACTAACATTAATGATATTCATACCAATAAAGAACCACCTGCTGCTTGGATATATACAGCTAATGCCCACGGCGAGATTAATTCTAACTATGGTCATTTGATTTATTCTGATAAGTATTATAATCAGTACGATATGGTTTTAGATGAGCTTCTCAGTAATCCAGATGGTCGCAGAGCCACCTTAGTATATAACAGACCATCTATTTGGATAGATTTTTGTGAAAGTGGTAAGAATGACTTTATTTGCACCAATGCTGTAACATATTATATTCGTGATGGCCTATTACATTCGGTTGTACAAATGCGATCTAATGACGTTATCTATGGATATAAAAACGATTTTGCTTGGCAAAGACATGTACTCAACAGCCTGTGCTTTGATTATAATTGTGGCAAACGCCATTTAATCCAACCTGGACATATTATTTGGCAAGTCCAAAATTTGCACGTGTATGAAAGGCATTTTCACCTTGTCAAATAAATGGGACTCACGATATCTTAGACTTGCTAGAGAAGTTAGCACATGGTCTAAAGATCCATCCACTAAAATTGGAGCAATAGCTATTGGATCTAAAGGCCAAGTTTTGGCTCAAGGTTACAATGGTTTTCCTCGTGGAATTTATGATGGCGAAAATAGGTACATAAATAAAGCTACTAAATACCAATATGTTGTTCATGCTGAGCAGAACGTAATTTACAATGCTACATATAATGGCGTATCATTAGATAACGCATCACTATACGTATGGGGATTACCTGTTTGTTCGGATTGTGCAAAAGGTATTTTACAAGTCGGTATAAAACGTGTTATAATGCCAGCAGGTGTCTATCCAGATCATTGGATGGAATCATTTGAACGGACTAAAAAGATGTTTCGCGAAGCTGGAATTGAATTTGAATTTATTGAGGTAAATGATGACTAAGAAAAAAGTTTTAGTGACTGGGTTTAATAATGAACAAACCCGTTATGATGGCTATTTAAGAAAACGAGTTGGCGTTATTTTATGCCATTTTGGTTTGGTTCGCTGTCTAGAAGATATGGACTTTGAACTTACTCAAACTTACACTGAACCCGGAACGGATATTTCTGAATACGATCATGTGATTGTATTTCTACATAATCCTCAAGGGTTTTGCCAACGATTGTTTGATGGTCTTTGGGCATTATCTCAAAGACCTGATGCTATTCTTGCTTTTGACGACTGGCAAGTAAAAGACATATATAATGGTATTATCCAATACGGTAAAACTTTAAAAGAGCGTCCATCATCAGCTTATCGCACACATATTTTAGATCAATATGCTACAATTAAAAACAAAGAAAAAGTAATGTCTTTTAATTCAGCATATCTTGATGCAATTGATATGTTAAAAGAAAAAAATAATAAAGTTTTGCTGTGCACATATAAAGGCGGGGATGTAGAAAAGTTTGGATTAGATTGGAATAAAAATTTACTATATACTTTTAATCCTAATCCATATCATTTAAGTCGATCATTTTTAAATAATTATGGAATGTCTGAAGACATAAATCAAAATGACTTAAGAGCTTTCTTTGACGATACAAAGTCTGATATTCCAGATCCATCTGAAAAAGAAAAAGCTTGGATCTTTAGTTCCCTTGTTCAAACTAAAACTCGTAAATGGCTAGATAAAACGAGTATGGAATGGGATGTTAGAATTTATGGCGCTCAGCGAGGCGCTTATAAATCTGAGCGTTTAACAGAAGATAAAATGGTAAAAGAATATCAAAAAGTGTGGGGTAATTTAATGCCCGCATATGATAATGTCGGATCAGGTTGGTGGCGCACACGAGTATTGCAGTGCGCAGAAGCAAAATGTATTACTTACTGCGATCCAGAAGAAGGTAAAATTTATGGAGAAGAATTCTGTAACTTTACACCTTCAGATTTAGAAGCAATGGATGATGACCAGCTATGGCAAAAAGCAATGGATCAATATTCATGCTTGCTTGGAAATCACCCATTAAATACAAGCGTAACACAACAAGAAATTTCAGAGGTTCTTCATGGCTAAAATAGTAGTTACCGGCGCAGCCGGATTTATCGGTTATCATTTATCAAAGTCTTTGGCTGAGGATGGCCATAGTGTACTTGGCTTTGATAACTTTAATGATTTCTATTACGATTCAGAATTAAAATATCGCCGTAAAGAGTTGTTAGATCAAACTCCAGGCGTAATTGTTAGGGCTATTGATCTTAAAAACTATGGCCAAATGGATGACTTATTTAAAGAACATACACCAGATACAGTTATTCATTTAGCCGCTCATGCTGGAGTTAGACATTCTCTAGAACATCCAAGAGAATATATTGACAATAATATCATCGGCACACAAAATCTTATTGAACTTTGCAAAAGAGCTAAAATCGAAGATGTAATTTATGCATCTACTTCTTGCACTATGGCTGGTAATCCATTGCCTTGGAAAGAAGACGAACCTAGGAACCATCAACTAAATCCATATGGATATACTAAAAATACAAATGAATGTCAGTTTATGACATCGGGGATTCCAAAAACAACAGGTCTTCGTTTCTTTACGGTATATGGACCTTGGGGCCGGCCTGATATGGCATTGTTTAAATTTGCTGAAGGTATTGTAAGAGGAACTCCAATTGAAGTATTTAATTATGGAGATATGAAACGCGATTTTACATATGTTGATGACATTGTTGAAGGAATTAAAACTGTAACTAAAAATTCATGGGACAGTAGGGAAGTTATAACTGAAATATATAATATTGGTCGTGGAGAACAAGTTCAATTAATGGATTTTATTACTGAAATTGAAAAGAACTTTGATAAAGAGGCTGATAAGCAAATGCTTCCAAAACACCCGGCTGATACTCAAGAAACGTGGTCTGATACTACAAAACTACAATCATTGGGTTGGAAACCTACAACTTCAATTCCAGAAGGCGTAGCAAAATTTGCAGAATGGTACAAGGAATATTATAATGTATAGCGAAGAATTAAATTTATATGTTAGTAACTTTTTAGATTTATGCGATCAATACGCAAATGTTGATCGCTCAAAAGTAAAAGTTACAGTATGGGATGCAAATCCATATAGACTTACTGATGATGATCCAATGGCAGTTTATATCTTATCATGGCAATCTCTTTCTTCAGTCGCAATGAAAGAAGATATGGAACACCGGGCAAACAAAGTTGAGGCTATGCAAAAAGACACCACCTGTATTATTTCTTTCCCTTGGGATGACAATATGGATGTTAGACCTGATGCCCCCACATGGCCAATTATGGCACACGTTAGAAATCAAGATTTGAAAACTTAAACATGACAACATACGCCAGTATTGTGCCATTGATTGGCGGTGAAACGATTGCAATGGAAAAGGTCTTTGGAAAAAGACCTGAGTACATTCTTTCTTATTCGGATTTTAAAGCAAATGACAGCCAGCTTATTCACTATTATAATTACAGCGTGCCTTATCTTCTTCTTGATGAGGGTGCTCGTGCACCTGGGAGCGTTGATGTGGTCAACACTGTCTGCCCTTGCGCAGGGCTTAGCTCACTTAGTCCTTCTAGTAGTGGTGATAGTAATACTAATGATTGGATGGTCAAGTCTGCAGAATATGTGCTTGAATCCGTCCAACCAACTGTGTTCTGGGGTGAAAACGCTCCACGCCTTGCTAGTAAAATGGGAGAGCCAGTTGTTGCAAAACTACGAAGCCTCGCAAAGAAATACGGATACACATTCTCAATCTATAAAACAAAATCAATCTTACACGGACTAAGTCAAATACGAGATCGTACTTTCTATTTCTTTTGGAAAGGTAATCACGTTCCAATATTTCAATACTATAATAAACCGCATCTTCCTATTGAAGATCAAATCAGATCATCAGCAACCAATGAACTTGATGTTATGTTTGAGCAGGCTAATAATAAAATTAAACCAACAGACGATCCATTGTACAGGTTTGTATTGGAAGAAGTTGAAGGTGGAATTAGCCATACTGATTACGTAAAGAAGATAAAGAAAACAATGAATCCATATGATGCTATTGAGCATGCTGGTATTAAATACAATACTGTTGCTAAATGGGCTGAGAAAAATGGGTATGACCGTTTAGTTCCAAAAGCAAAACGGATGCACGAAAAATTAGCATCTGGCGGTAACATTATGCGTAAAGGTGTTGAAATCGGCAAAGATTATATTGGCGCATTTGTAGGCCATATGCCAACAAGTCTTGTTCATCCTGACATTGATCGATTCATTAATACTCGAGAAGCTCTTGATATTATGAAAATGCCTAAGGACTTTAAGCTTCAAGGCGGAATAAAAAATCTTAACATGATTTGCCAAAATGTTCCAGTCACCACAGCAATGAATATGGCTGAGAACGTAAAAGCTTTTCTTGGTGGTAATATTGAAACCGTTGAAGCTGATTACATTCTTCAAGACAATAAGACTCAAACATATAGTGTTAAACGAGCTGCGCATACACTAGAATTATTTTTATAATCTGCTCACTTTTTTCTCCATCTGCTCACTTTTTTGTTTACAATTGATTTGTAATAGTGTAGTATAGATATATCAAAAGGAGATACCAATATGAGAGATTCAAACTTTGTAGTTGCATTCGACAAAGCTGCTAATAACTATGTTAACCAGACTGAGGATGGAACAGTTATATGGAATTATGTTGAGTCTGATTTGGCCTTAGATGGTTGGATAGAGGTTTTAGGTGAAAACTTTAATTCGTTCTTTAATGATATGGCTGATCAGTTCTTGGCTGCTCGGAGGGCTGCATAATGAAACCCTGGATTCAAAAAACCCGTAATGGCTTTGTTATGGCTGCAGACGAAGTCGCGCGTATTCACGCTAATAATGTTCAAGGTGAGCAATCAATTGCTGTGCAGATAGATATGAAGAAATGGGCCCAGAAAGAAGGTATGTGGCCTCATAGTCATTATGCTAATATCATAAGTGGTCATGCTGAAGCTCGTGGCTGGACTCAAGAAGGATTTACTGGAATGGAGATCATAGAATGAGAATGAGCGATTATTCAACTATGGCAATGGATATTTTGTTAAACAAATGGCATCTACCTTTAAAAAACGGAAAAGTAAACCGTGAAAATATTGAAGATAGAATGGTCATAGGCATATATAACAAAGATCTTGAACCAATGTTGCAAGAGGAAGCTGATCTGATCATAGACTTAGTTGATGAATTAGTCGCTGAGAGTGGTGAAAAAAAAGTGAGCTAACTGCTCACTTTTTTGTTTACATTTGATTTGTAATAGTGTAAGATAATTATATCAAATGATGGAGAATATATTATGAACTACACTTACTCAGACGATCTTTGGTCAGACCTTCATAAAGATGTTCATGGCTTTCGCCCTTCTGCAATTTTCATGAAAAACCTTTTAGCGTTTGACGAACAAACGAAGCAAAATCTTTGGGATGCTCTATGTGAGCAACTCGAAGAAAATGCTAAAGCTGAAAAAGCAGCTGAAGTAGTCGCCATCGAAAAGTTCGAAGCTCGCATCAAAGATATCGTCGAGCTTGGAGCCGGTAATCGCACTAACGCTCTTTTGTGGATGATAGGTACTGAAACCTTTTATCACCTTCAAGATGTCGAACATTTTGTTTGGGAGCAAGGTATCTTGTTTACTAATTATGGTAAATTGCTAGTCAATGAGCTAGCAAAGATTTGTAATTATAAGGATTATGACTATGCATAGTAAGTATTTTAGAATTGAAGCCTTTTATTTTAAAAATGGCAAATACGAATTACAAGAGTTTGCAACTGGTCTTGCCCATAAGCAAGCTGCAGATTACTTTCGTAGGCTACACGATACAAACGAATATGCTAAGCTCACTATGAAACCTGTAGTGGTCTCCTAAGGTTATAAATATGAATAACAAATATGTTCACATAGCAAGTGGTATTCTAACAATGGCGACAATAACAGCAATTGGTCTTGTAGCAATGATGTCGTTGCCAGAGGTTGATCCTAAACAGCACAAATGTATGGCACTCAACATTTACCACGAAGCCCGTGGCGAGCGCTGGGAAGGTCAAATTGCAGTAGCACATGTAACAATGAATAGAGTTAGTCATGAAAATTGGCCCAACACTATATGCGAAGTTGTTTATCAAGCGAAGCAATTTAGCTGGACTCACATGATTAAAGATCATACAGCAACTGAAGAAAGAGCTTGGAAAGAAGCTCAAGTAATTGCGCGTGATATTATGATTGGCAATACTGAAGATCCTACAAAAGGCGCTGAGTTTTATCACGCTAATTACGTAAATCCGTGGTGGGCAAAAGAATATAAACTTACCAAAGTAATTGGTAATCATTTATTTTACAGCCTAGACTAAAATGTATGTAACACCATGTGTACAAATCTGTAAAATTAGTATAGAATTAAGAACATGTACTGGCTGCGGCCGGACTATAGATGAAATTAAAGAATGGACGTCATATACTGAAGAGCAGCGTATGGCAGTAATGAGGAGACTTGGATATGGCAAAAGAAAAAATCGGAAACGTAAATATTGATTATAAATTTAATGAAGGCTCCTTGATTGAAGAATTCCAAGCTTATATTGATTCCACGTATGATGGGCATTATGCTACAAATAAATTTCAATCAACAGAAGTAATTATTGAACGTGGACATGGTACTGGTTTCTGTATGGGAAACGTTGACAAGTATTCAAATCGTTATGGAAAAAAAGGTAGTCGAGATGACGCCCGTAAGGATTTAATGAAAGTTCTCCATTATGCCCTCATTCAACTCTACATCCACGATAGTGAAAAAGAAGCATAAGTATTATGCTTATGACGAAAATAAAACTGTAATAATTATATCACAGGATAAGCACATTGTTGAAAGCTATGTGCAAAGTAAGGGCTATAAAGTAATACATAGAATGTAGGCGTTAATAACGGATGTATGGACCTCGGGGCGGTACCGAGCAGCTCCACCACAAGCACATTTGGAAACATAATGACGACACGTATTAAAATGAAAGGCGGCGATGAGTTTGATGCTCTAAGCAAGAAATCTAAAAAATACTATCATTGGAAACCAGGTGAACGTAAGAAGATTAAGCGCGGTTATAATAAAAGACTTCGCAAGTGTGCTTATGATGGGGCTGAAATAGGATCGACATGTATTCTAGTTTACAAAACATAAATGCAAACGATAATTTTGCACCATCTGGATTTGCCCTAGCGGCATAATCACAGGGGGTTGGCCACTTACCTAGCAACAGAAAAGTGGCATCTTATTATGATAATTTTAAAAGGGAACTAAAGAAATGAAATTTGCAGCAATCGCAGCAGCCGCTCTTGTAACGGCAACATCAGTCTCAGCCAATGAAATCGGAGCAACCGGTATTACTTGGGGCGTAGAAACAGAAGCAGCATATACGATCAATGACGCAGCAGGCGCTGCGGTAGATGATTTTGGAGTTAAGATTACTCCTGAAATCGGATACTCAATGTTCGGTATTGGTCTAACAGCCGATATGGACATTCCGGTATACAATAACGAAGAATTACAACTGAGCAATGCGTTTGATGATCCAAAAATCAATCTTGGTGCAACATATGAAGTATTTGGTGGAGTTGAGTTGTTTGGTGAAACAACATGGGATGTCGACGCATCTGATAATGTTTCGACTAAAGTAGGTGCTACCTTTGCCTTCTAATGCGTATAAATAAAAGTTATAGGGTCACTACTTAATAAGTGCGCGAGGGGCCATGGTTAGCCCCTCTTTTTTTATGAGAAAGGACTATACTATGAAGAAACTATTATTGGCCTTAGGATTCGTTTCTGCTTGTGTTCCAGCGCATGCTGATACAATACAAATAAATGTACCATGCGATCCAGCACCTGAAGTGATGAGGATAATGCTACAATATAAAAATGCATTATTGCTTCAAGGTACTGGTACGATTGCTTCTAAAGATGGTAAAAACTTTACATCAGGCGCCCAGATATTTTTAAATCAAGATACCGGCACACTTGCATTTGTGCTGTCTTTTCCAAATGATAATGGCCCTATAATGTCATGCTTAATTATTGCTGGAGCCGAGTGGGAACCTTATGGAGGCCGTCAGCCCTGGGATAAAAAGAAAGAAGATCTGTAATGTGGGTTTTGTTATTTGTCTATATGTACGATGCTAAGCCTTATGTAGAAGAACATAGTAAGCATAGTACTATGGTAAAATGCTTTCAAGCCAGAGAAGCTCTAGGCAAAGAATTAACTAACCGTTATGGGTACTTTGATCCTGGCCAGCAAGCTATTTGTGTTGAAGCAGTATAAAATTTTAATTGTTATAAATAGAGCTGAAATGGAGTATAATATGATAGATAAGTTATTTGGAATTTTAGTATTAATAATTTGTGTATTTTTTGCACAAACAAGTTTTGCTCAAGATGCAGTTGAATGCCCTGATGGATATGTCTGTACATTATCGGGTACAGACTCTAATATTACTACTAGTGGTCAGATGACCACGACAATTGAGCAACCACCACCATCTGCAATTTCCCCACAATTTAGCACAGGTAGTAACTCTGACCTATGTACTATTGGCGTGGCTGGAGCAGTACAAACACAAATCCTAGGTATTTCTGCTGGTGGTACATATACTGAAGAAAACTGTAAACGATTAAAGAATGCAAAGGTTCTTTATGATATGGGAATGAAAGTAGCCGCGGTATCTACAATGTGTCAAGATCCAAAAGTCTTTGACGCAATGATGAATGCTGGAACTCCTTGCCCTTATAATGGTTTAATTGGTGAAGCTGCTAAACTTGGTTGGGAAAGCCACGTTGAAGAAACTGAAGAAGAACTTAATTTGATGGGACCTATAGATGCAGAAAAAGCTGCTCCTGTTATTGGCGCTGGTATGCTGGCCTGGTTACTCTTACTCTGAGAGCATAGCGCCATACTTTGGATATACAGGCAATGCAATTACAGACCAGTCTTTGGCTTGGTCTATGCCTAGCGTATTGCCTAATCCACCTGGATTAGATATTCAAAATGTAATATACAGCTACAAAATTCAAAAAGAAACTGGTGAGTGGGTTACAGTTCATGTGCAAAATAAAAATGCAAATGGTACTGGATATATTTTTAGAGAAACTGACGAGTGGAAACCTGGATCTTTAGCTGGTACAGGAATTAGTAAAGCTGTTCCTGTAGGAAACTTGCCTAGAGAAGCTTGGGGAGACGGCAGTATTGATGTTGACGGCAATGGCTCTGTATATGATACAAGTGTTGTTTATACTTACAGAGTTACACCATGTTATAATCCTCAATTTGACCCTAACTGTCCAGGTTACGTTGCGCCGATCCCTGATATTCCAGAAGTTAGTTTAGATGATGTGTATGATGTATTTGACGATGAGAACGTCAATATGGAACGCAATAAAACAATTGAGCAGGATGAGATAAATAGAGAGAAAGCTAGAGAAGATGATGAAGAAGAGGAAGAAGAGCGTAAAAGAAAATACAGACTTGAGAAACTTTTGACCTCTTTACAAGCGGCTCAATTGGCAAATGAAAATTTAGTTATTATCCAAATGAATGCTGCGATGAATGGTGAGATAAATAGGTTATATGCGTCAAAACAAATACCAGGTAAAGAATATAGTGATACAGTAACTTTAGTAGATTCGAAATTACCCGATTCGAATAGAGGCCTACGTAATGGACTAGCACAGCAATTGCTGCATAATCAAATGGTAGAAATGCAGTATAGCTTAACAGACGAAAAATAAACTAAGGAGACTTAAATGTCTAATATTAAAACATACTTGGTTGCTCTGTCTATTACGACTATGGCAAGCACAGGTAGTGGACAAAGTAATGATACACCAATTAATGGTACCGTGCAATCTCGATGTGTAATTCAAACCGATACTTCAGGCACATATGGTAACCCTAATGCGTATGAATTAAGTACAAAGGCAACTGCTGGTGGTGATAATGCTGTTATCCGAGTAGATGTTACATTGGCTAATTCTTACTATGTTAATATTACTGCGCCCGATGAATTTGCTACTAGTCCAACATTGCCAGATACGGTAACTTGGACCGGAGACACGACCGTTAAAACAGTATCAGATGCAACAGGAATGAGTGCATATGAAACTGGCAAGCAAGAGCTTGGCATGACAGATAAGTATGACTTGACTGCCACTGGATCAACATGGTTTGAAACAGAATCAGTTGCTACATTAGGCGGCTCTCGAGCTTTTCCTGGAGGTAATTATACGGCATTAGTAGAAGCTGAGTGCATCGCTAAGTAAGGAATAATTATGTTACGTTATGTTTTGTTATTAGCTACTATATTAGTGGGTCTGAAAGCGCATGCTCATGAAATGGTTCCCACATACCCTAAGTTAAATCCATCTTATATTACCGGGCTACATTCAACTACTGTTACTATCTTTAATAAAAGAGAAGATGTTGAATATTACGAAATTGGTATATTCACTAAAGACTGGAATCCTATTCCATTTGTTACTACGTATAAAGTTATTCCAGTACCTTATCTAAGCACAGTTAGCATTGATTTATTTATCAGAGATAAAGATAAATTGATTGTGACTTACATATGTTCTAAATCTAAACTTCGTAAATCTTATGAAACAAAAACAATTATATCATCTAGGATATGCTCTAAAGTGAAAAGGTTTAAAGAATGAAAAAACATTTTATAATATTGGCTATGTTATTGCCTACATATACTTTAGCAAACAATAGCGGTATTGGATTATCCTTACCTGGAGCAGCTCAATCATATGGACAAGACAGTATTCGTGCAGGAGACTTAGATTGTAAGAACTCTATTGGAGGCGCTACAACTTTTGAGTTTGGAGTGACAGGGGTTATTGATAATTATAGTAGCCCATTTGGCGAACCGGATTATGGAAATGAAGAGAAGGATGTAGGGTTATATGCAAGAATAGTTATACCACTCGATAAGCCCAAGGAAAGAATTAACTGTAATAGCCTATACCAATTAGAATTAAGAAAAAAACGATTAGAAGTTTTAAAATTGCAACAAGAATTAGAAGCGTTAAAGCGTTTAAACGAAGCTGGCGGCGTTGAGTTTGAGAACTAGGAGTTAATAGATGGCTGAATTTGAATTTGCTGGAACCACGTTTAGAGGTGGTAAAATGTTCGTTGTGCTCACAGCACTATCAACATTAGGTGGTGGAGCATGGGGCGGCTTTGAGTTTTACAATGATTATAGAAATATGAAAGAGATTGTAGAAAATATTGATGTAGATTCTATTGCAGCCGAAAACGAAAAAGTTATTCTTAGAATGGAAGAAAATATGGTTCGTATTAACGAGGCCATTGAATATACCCGTGACATTAAAACAGGTCTTAGAGATGATATACTTGGCATTGAAAAGCAAGTGGATCGCACAGAGGATAAGTTGCGTGAAGGCGAACAAAAAACTAGAGAAATTGTTCAAAACGCAGAAGAGCGGTTTGAAAACAAGCGTGATGCACTATCTAATGACTATGATGAAAAAGCAAATAGTCTAAGGAACTCGAACAACAGTCGCATGAATGATTTAGAAACTAAAGTAGAACGTGACTTAGAATCACTTCGAGCAATGATTGAAAAAGATATGAGAGAGCTTGATAATGCATTAAATGATAAGCTGCAAAGAGCCTTAAACAATCCGTTGGCAAACTAATATGGCATTTTTAGTACATCCTTTACCGCCAGTTGCGGTATATGTTAAGATGGAATATCTTTATGATTTAGAACCGGGTCATCCAAGCTGGGGTAATTTGACACCAGGAATTTGGATCAGTGTTAAATCAACACAATCAAAAGCATTATATTTTGAAACACTACTTACTGATTATGGAGCACTATATGACAAACTACCTATTTCCGCGTTTGTTTGGAAGGAAGACATTAATGTTGACGAACAACTCCCGCTTGACGTTCTTCAGCTATGGGATTGTTTTGATTATGATATTACTGTTCTTGAAAAGCCAATCTTGTGTAGGTGTGAGTTCTTTGGAAAAGATAAAAAGATGCACAGTGGCGAATACGAATTCACTATTGACAATGCCCACCGCGACAAGTCTGTCCTTGACACCAATTTCAGTGAGCAAGATCCCGAGCACAAATCGTTCAACGTCATCCGACTTGACAATGGACAATTTGCTGCACAACCAAATAACAGGGTTATATGGAGAGACAGCTCATTAACGCCTGCTGATTTAAAACGACCAGATTTTAAAGTGTGTACTCAAAACTATGCAGTTGAAGATCAACCTAAATGGTCTGTTGGTCATACTGACGAATGGCAATATAAAACAAAAGAAGAAGAAAATTTAAAATAAATTTTTTGTTACCGGTAACGTTACCGGTAACATTTTATACATAGGCAATAAAGGGAGATTGCTAATGTGTACACCATATGTTCGTAAAGAAGCCAACCGTTTAAATTGGTTAGTCAAAGGTAGCTTAATCAACAGATCTGAAAGTGATAAGACTGTTGAACATATTTACGAGTCATACTTTAAAAGGCTATGGAATAACACCGAAAGATCGGAATATGGCGCTATTGGTTTTGAGGCTGCATATAAAGCTCGAGAAGCAGAAATAATAAATGAAAAAAAAGTGAGCTAACTGCTCACTTTTTTGTTTACAATTGATTTGTAATAGTGTAGTATGGTTATATCAAATGGAGATAAATATGACATACCAAATTCTTAATCAAAACCAAACTTCACTTTCAACCTTCAACACTATTCCTCAACTCATCTCACATATTAAATCTCTCAATTTACCCTCTTCCAACCAATTCCTTATCTTTCCTCAACATAACCAAACAACTTCAGAATTTCACCTTATCACTCTTAAACAACTTATCAAAACATATAAAAATAATCCTTCTCACCTTAACTAAAAAAATAAAAAAAAGTGAGTTTCGGCTCACTTTTTTATTTACAAACTAATTGTAATATGTTAGAATAAACGTATCAAATGATGAAAAGTGAAGGAACTATATTATGGCACATGAAATTGAATTCGTAAACGGTGTAGCACAAATGGCTTATGCAGGTGAAACACCTTGGCATGGTCTCGGAGCGCAGGTCTCTAATGATCTTACTCCTCGCCAGATCATGCAAAAGGCTGGACTTGATTGGACAGTAGAAAAAGAAGATGTATTTACCGCATCAGGCGTTAAAGTTCCGGGCAAAAAAGCCTTGGTTCGTGACGATGGCAAAATCCTAGACATGGTCGGAGACGACTGGAATCCAGTCCAAAATGATCAAGCATTTGAATTCTTTTCTGAATTCGTACTTGCTGGTGATATGGAAATGAATTGTGCAGGATCTTTAAAGGATGGAAAAAATGTATTCGCTCTCGCAAAAATCAAAGAGTCATTCTCAATTCTTGGAGAAGACCAAGTTGACTCCTATCTTTTGTTTAGCAATCCTCACCAATATGGTAAAGCTGTTGATATTCGCTTTACTCCCATTCGTGTTGTATGCAATAATACACTCACATTTTCTTTAAACTCAGCGTCTAATAACTTTGTAAAAGTTGGCCATCGCTCTACATTCGATGCTGATATGGTTAAAGAGCAAATGGGCCTTGCTTCTGAAAAGTTTGCTCAGTATAAAGAGATGGCTGAGTTTCTTTCAACTCGTAAGTTTTCAACTGAGGCATTGCTTCAATACTATAATGAAGTATTTAGTCACCGTGAAAAGCGTCCAGTTTCTGAAGTTAAAGATCTTTCCCGTACAGCACAACAAGCATTTGAATTGCTTGAAACCCAGCCTGGTGCTGAGTTTGGTGCTGGTACTTGGTGGCAGGCTTTTAACTCTGTGACTTATCTTACAGACCACAAGCTTGGTCGTTCAGATGATGCCCGGATGGAGTCAGCATGGTTTGGCGTCAATCAGTCTCGTAAACTTAAAGCAGCCAATAAAGCTGTAGAATTTGCGACAGCATCATGAGACCAATTGAAGATAAAGATAATCCCAGCTTGGTTGGGATTATCGAATCACCTGAAGATGTTACTAATGTAAAAAAGATGATTGATAATCTTAATCAAGATCTTATTGACTCTGGATTTGAAAAATATCAATACGAATATATTCGACAAGGAGATAAAATTTTTATAGAACGAACATAAAGGAGCTACGGCTCCTTTTATTATAAATAGATGTAAAACAACGAGAGATTTTATGGCCTATACATTTTTTCCAAAATCTTTAGATGAGCTAGACAGAGAGCTAAAAGCAAATAACTTTTCACTTGAAGGTGTTAAAGAGATTGTTAGCCTATTTTCTATTTTGCGTTCAAAAGAAATTGAAACACCTATCAATATTGATTTAGCGAAAAAAACAAATGTAAATATTTCAAGAGCATTAGATGGTGATTGGACCATAGCCCAAATAAAGCAAAAAGCTGGATTATCAAAAGTTAAAGTTAAATTTGGAAATGGTTCATCTGGTAACCGAGGCGCAAATAACCGTGGTAACTTATTTGAGCCGCAGTTTGCAGATGCAATGTTAAAATGGTGGGCCGGTGAAACCGTATCCGACAATAAAATGCTAGCAGCAATTGAGGACTTAAATAAAACTTATGATATTGAGTCGTCCAAAAAATTTAAAGTAGATATTTTAGGCGGGGAAAATACTCGTAGGCCATTGGTGTTTTCTCCAACTATTCAATTAAAAAATCCAAAAGGGAGAGGATACGATGTTGGCGCTGCTGTAACAGACATTACAGTAACAACTGACAAAGGTCCAATATATCTTTCTCTCAAACTTGGCGGAACTACTACTTTCTTTAATGTTGGCGTAAAAACAATTCTTACAAAGAAAGAAATTGAGAATAGTAAAATTACAAATGTTAATGGTCTTAAACTTTTAAAATTGTTTGGTATAAATCAACAAAAGTTTTGTGACATATTTAATGGCACAGCCCAAGGTTCGATTGATCGTAATCCAAAATTTAACCAAGCTGCTATGTCTACTCTATTGCAGTCTGGTATTGGTTTCAATTATCATATTATACATAAACTAAGTGGAAAAATATTATCTAAAAAAATGGATAGTGCAGCCATGGCAAAGGCTGCTAAAGTATCTTCTCCCGTAATATATTATGGCGGCAAGGGCGGCAAAGGCAAACGTATTGATATTGAAATGCAATCACAAACATATATGTTTAAACTTAATTTAAGAGATACACAGGGTAAGGATGGCTATCCAACTCGTCTTATGTGTGATTTCAAATATAGATAGGTTAATTAAATGCTAAGTTTTAAAGAAACTTTATCAGAGCAAAAGAACACTCACATGACTCATATTGAGGATAAAGTCCTTTATGGTGGAGTCAAAGGAACACGTGAAGCAATTCTTGCTTTGCGATCATTAAGAGATACATTGGCCGGAAGCCATGATGGCAGCTTATCTGTTAAGTGGGACGGTGCTCCTTCTATTTTTGCAGGCATTGATCCAAATGACGGCCGTTTCTTTGTGGCTAAAAAAGGTATTTTTAATAAAAATCCAAAAGTCTATAAAACTGCTGATGAAGTTAACGATGATACAAGCGGTGATCTTGCTATGAAACTAAACGCAGCTTTAAAAGAGCTTCCTGCTCTGGGTATCAAAGGCGTCGTGCAAGGCGACTTCTTATATGGTCCTGGAGATTTAAAGACAGAAAATATTAAAGGAGAGAAATACGTTACATTTCATCCTAATACTATTGCTTATGCAATTCCAGCAAATTCACCCAGTGTGAAAGAAATTAAAAGCGCTAAAATTGGAATTGTATGGCACACCACCTACACAGGTAAAACATTTGAGACTATGAAAGCATCATACGGTGTTGATGTTAGTAAATTTAAAAAGTCTAAAAAAGTATGGTCACAGGACGCAATGCTGCGTGATTTGACTAAAGCAACCTTATCTAAAAAAGAAACGGAAGAAGTCAATGAACACTTATCGCAAGCTGGAAAATTGTTTAATCAAATCTCTGGCACAACGTTACGGCAATTGGAATCAAACCAGAAGCTCGCGCAACTCATCGAGCAATTCAATAACACCTATGTCAGAAGAGGTGAAACCATACGGAATACAGCACAGCATACAAACAACCTCGTCAAATGGATTAAAGAAAAATTTGATCGTGAACGAATGGCACGTAAATCGGCACGTGGTCAAGCCACAGTCCAGCAAAAATTAGATGATGTTTTAGTATTTTTCTCAGAAAAAAATAAAAAATCGCTTAAATTGATGTTTGATTTACAAAAAGTAATAGTTTTAGCGAAATTAAAACTTATAAATAAACTTAACAGTTTACAAAAAATAAAGACATTTGTAAAAACTCGTAATGGATTTAAAGTAACAGGAGCTGAAGGCTTTGTTGCAATTGACAAATTAGGTGGTGACGCCGTGAAACTTGTTGATCGTATGGAATTTTCATACAACAACTTTTCACCAAATATATTAAAAGGATGGGATAAACCGGGAAGAAACTAATGGCTAAACTAGGCTTTAAAGATTTTTTAACAGTTGACTATGCTCCAGGAATGCCGGACCAAGTCAAGAAAAATGCTAAAAAACGTAAAATGGATACACCTACTGGCAACACTAATGAAGATGCAGTAGATGAAGCTCTTACACAACAGCAAAGACGCGCACGATCTCGCCAATTAAAGAAATACCAATCAAGAATTAAGATTGGTAGAGAGCGAGCAAAACGTCGTATTGCATCTCCAGAAAAATTAAAGACACGTGCTAGAAAAACAGCGCGAGATCAAGTTCTAAAAAGAATTACAAAAGACGTTCCAAAGGGTGAGTTGACCTATGCACGCCGCCAGGAAATTGAAAAAAGATTAGATACACCTGCGTCAAAAGCAAAAATCGAGCGTTTGTCAAAAAAATTATTTCCTAAGATTAGACAGGCTGAAATGTCTAAAAAACGTGGTGGTGCAAAAAATAATGATTAATTCGTTTAGTCAATTCTTAGTTGAAGAAGAAAAAACAGTTTATTTTACGTTTGGCAGATTAAACCCGCCAACGATAGGGCATGAGATGCTCCTAAACAAGCTTGCTCGCGCAGCAGGTAAAAATCCGTATAAAATTTATCTTTCTAAATCAAGCGACCCTAAAAAGAATCCATTGTCATATAATGACAAAATTAAATTTGCACGTAAGATGTTTCCAAAGCACGCTCGACAAATTATTAAAAATAATAAAATGAAAACAGTTATGGATATTGCCTCTGCGCTTTTTGCAGAAGGTTATATTAATATAGTAATGGCAGGAGACGGAGAACGTTCTCGTGAGTTTGATATTTTACTAAACAAATATAATGGAGTTAAAGGCAGACATGGATTCTATAACTTTAAGTCTATTAAGTTTGTAAATGTTGGTGAGCGAAATGATTCATCAGATGATATTGATGGTGTATCAGCAACCAAACAGCGCAACTCGGTTAAGAATAACGACTTTGTAGCATTTACTCAAGGTCTTCCAAAATCTATGTCAAATAGCGATGCAAAACAGCTATTTAATGCTGTCCGTAAAGGCATGGGTTTGAAGGAAGCAAAAGAGTTTAAACGGCATGTTCAATTAGAGCCTGTTTCAGATTTGCGCGAAGCATATGTTAACAACAGCATTTTTGAAGAAGGCGAATCTGTTGTTATGACTAAAACAGGAATTGTTGGAAATATCAAGCATCTTGGTACTAATTATTTGATTGTAGAATCAAAAGATGAAACATGGAGATGCTGGTTAACTGATGTTGAAAAAGTAGATTTAAATGAAGCTGCGGGTCCTCGTTGGAAAAAAGCTGGGCCTGATGGGGAAGTAGAAATTAAGTTTCCTACTGGTAGACGTTTTAAAGTAGAAAAACAATATGATTCAAATATTCGTCATAAAGGCGAATGGAAAGTAATGGAATGGGACACTCGTTCTAAAGATTGGGAATGGGGTGATACATATAGTCCTAAAGCATATGCCAAAGAAATGGCTATGAAACA